AAGCAGAAAGAATATATGACTCTTCTTTAGGATATGGTGAGGGAAATATTACCATTATTGAGGGTAATAATGCTGATAATTTAGAAGAAAAAAAGATTGTTGTAGGAAAGATAAACAGAAATAAAAAAAAATATAAAACTGTATTAGAAGATGATGCTGGTCTTTTATATGAATTAGATGGAGTAACACCTTATGTACCTGCAGGATCAAATGAAAACTCAGAAGTATCAGAAGAAGATAAAAATAATTCTAGCACTAATCTAAAAGATATAAAAAGAAAGAGACTTGCAAAATATGGCAGAAAAAAACAAGGTGGTGTATTAAGATACCCAGCTGAATTACTCACAGAACATGCTGATTACTTACAGATAGATATTGAAAGATACGAAGCAATCGGTAGTTCTTATGTAAATCGTTCAGGTGGTAATGATCGTTATGTCGCTGGTAATATCGTTACAAATCGTGCTGGAAAAACCACTACTACCAGATTATCTCGTAAACCATTAATTAATGCAGGTACAATATTACTTCCAATACCAGCACAATTACAAGATAGTAACAACGTTGTATATGGAGACTCAAAATTAAATGGTCTTGCAGCTGCTGGAGTATCAGCCCTCGAACAAACTATGGCAGGTGTAGGAGCACGAATAGCTGGTGAACCAGGTTTTGACCTTGCAGGTGAGGCTGATAAATTTTCAAAGGAATTAAAAACAGGATTTGGTAGTGATAATCAATCAGCATTAACAAATGCTGCTGATCTTGTAACTAAAAAGTTAGCGGCAGAAGCAGTTAATATCTTTGGTGCGAACGTAACTCCAAATCAACTATTAGCAAGAGGTAATGGTGAGATATTAAATCCAAACATGGAACTTCTATTCAGTGATGTCACGATTAGAAACTTCCGTTTCTCATTTAAATTAACTCCTCGTAATAAGAAAGAAGCAGAACAAGTTAAATTAATTATAAGAGCATTTAAGAGAAACATGGCTCCACAAGCACAGGGAGGTGTGGCAAATGGAAGTCAATTCTTCCTTAGAACACCAAACATATTTAAATTAAGATATCGCAGTGGAAATAAAGATCATCCTTTCTTACATAAGTTTAAACAGTGCTTCTTAACTGATATGCAAACAACATACACAGCTGATGGAGTATATTCAACCTATGAAGATGGAACTCCTGTATCAATGCAGATGGATTTATCATTCAAAGAGTTACAACCAATTTATGATATTGATTATGATGTGAAACCAGGTAGTAGAGCAGTAGGTTACTAATGGGATATTTCAGAGAACTACCAAATTTAAGATACCCTTCTTTTTTAAAAGAAAAAAAATCTTCACTTGATTATATTGAATGTTTTTCGTAGAATTAAATTAAGAGATGATTTACAAAATAATTTTACAATATTTGAAAAGTATGAAATAGAGGAGGGTTCAAGACCTGATACTCTCGCAGAGCAATTATACGGTAATCCAGAATTTGATTGGATAGTTCTAACAGTGGCAGGGATTTTAAATGTTCGTAATGAATGGCCGTTAAGTAACCATGATTTATATAATTATGCAGAAGAAAAATATGGTGAGTCCTTAAATTCAGTTAGATTTTTTGAAACAAAAGAGGTAAAAAATGCTGATGGTAAATTAATTTTACCAAAGGGAAAAGTTGTAGATAGTGATTTTACAATACCAAATCCTAGTAATCCCTCTGCAAATTTAAATCCAGTGGTTGGTATTAGTAATTATGAATATGAAACTCGATTGAATGATGAAAAAAGAAATATTTACATTTTAAGAGAAGAATACGTTCAACAATTTTTAACTGACATAAGAGATATTATGACTTATGCTGAGTCATCAGAATTTATTGACGAAAGAACAGCACAAACAGAAAATATTTACATAACACTACCATAAAAAAAGGAGGTCGTTTGACCTCCTGTATAATTATTCTTCTGCAAGTTTCGCAAAGTACGATAATGCATCATCCTCGTCTTTGTCTACCGTTGAGGTAGTTGGAGGTGCGGAGACAGCAGCAGTTACTAACTCTTCTGCTTCACCACGATCATTATCTTCATCAAAGACATCTGGGTCTTGTGCAGGTCTCTTGCTTCCAAGAACATATTCTAATCTCTTCTTAAGATCTTCATATGACTTGAACTGATCGGCAGCTACAATCTCTGCGAGAGAGAATTGTTTCTTCCATAAACCTTCAAGTGCATCGTCATCATCAAGTAATGGACTTACTGCAGCGAACTCAGAACTATCATAGTTTCTGTATCCTGCTACATTCTTTGCCTTCAACTTGAAGTTTGCACCTTGCCAGAAATCAAATGGATCAATTGCTTCCTCATCTTCAAACTCAGGTTGCATTGCTGCAGTTAGTTTATCAAAGATCTTCTTACCATATTTGAATAAGAATACTTTGCCTTCGTTCTCAGGATTTGCTGGATCTTTCACAACGTAAATGTTACTCATATAAGTAAGTTTACGTTTTTGCTTCCGTGCTGTTTCTTTTCCTGCATCTGTGCCATTGTTCCAGAGTTGGGTGTTATACTCAGAAACAGGATCTTTCTGACCAAGTGATGTCAGAGAGTTTTCAATATACCAACCACCAGGACCTTGAAAGGCATGGGAGTATAGTTTTACAAATGGTAGATCCTCACCTTCTGGTGCAGGTAGGAAACGGATAACAGCATATCCATTGCCACTTTTATCTACATCTAACTTCCATGTGCGTTCGTCGCCAGACGCACCGTTATTATTCATTTTCTCAACTTCTTTAACTAACTTTGCAGTCAAAGAGCCAAGCTTAGATTGTTTTTTTAGGTCTTTAAAAGACATAGGATTACCTCGGATAATTTGATCGGGGGATTGTTTGTATTATAACAAAGATAGATTAATTAGTCAACACTCTCTTTAAGTTTGCCAATGGTATCATCCATTGCACTAAAAATCGTAGGCATGTCAGTTCCCTCTGGGAAACCCATACCTTGTAGGGACTTACGCAATTGATTTTTCATTTCTTTTGCTTCTGGATCATCTGATAAAGATAATCGAGTCCACATCGTTTTTTGCTTCTCTAATAGAGTTTGCAATTTATCTACGTGTTCCTTTCGGTCAGTAGGACTTAGAAAACCAAAACCAAACATCTTACCATAGATGCTAGTTTGTAGTCGGTTAATTTCAGATAATTCTTCTCGGACTATTTCCGAATCAAAAAATCTCATTTCTTCTTAGTCTCCACAACTTCGGGTTGTACTGGTTCCGTTTTACTTTCCTCGATTTGTTCGAGGACATCAATTGCTCCTAGAAGTTTAAGACGAGTTTCAGTTAATTGATTTAATTGACCCGATACTTCTTTGAGTTGAGATTTAAGATTTCCAAGCACTTCATCATTACTAAGAGCCATTACGAATAACCTCCATAATTAATTTTTTGTATTGAAACACATTAATATTTATGAAAGGACTATACTTATTAATTTTCATCTTTACGGTTTCCCATACAGGATCGTCAAGTTTCTTGTCAAAGTTTTTTACGAAAGAAAAGATCTTTTCGTAGATTACTAAGATTTCTAAGTTTAGTTCTCCACCCAAGTGTTTCTTGAGTATTTTTGGGTGTCCCTTGGAGCAGTTGAATACTTCCTCTAAGTCGTTCTCGGACAGCAATCTCTGTGATTGTTCTTTGAACAAGTAAGTTAAACTCTGTTGAGTTTTCATCCACTCTGAGTAATTTCTTTCTCCAGAATTGATAATTTCTCCAATCCATAAGTTTTCTGGGTTAGTTGATGTTACAAAATTGGCAAGAAGAAAATCGACAATCTGACCATCAGAATACTTACGGGAAGTTTTCTCAAACCAGTATTTGTCTTTTCTTCGATTGAAAGCAGTTACTGTGGCACGGGATTTGCCACCATATTTAAAGAAGTCATACTTACGATTTGTAAAATGACTTTTCATAGAAAGATAAGTTTGATATGTTTCAAACGGTGTCACTTTCCTCTTCAACTTCTTCACTGTCTAATTC